GTCATCTGCGAATCATTGTAGAAGTTCTTTCTAACACTGATGTTGTTTCCGTTTACTGCCATTTTTAATTAATTTATATATGCAAAGTTTAAATATTGCCGTTATTAAATATCAAGATCTAGGTCATCTACATTAAATGCTGTCGTTCTTCGCTTGTTTCTTTTAGCACTCTTAACTGATTCTTGTCTAGAAGAAATTTTATTTCTTAAAGTTTGTACACTTTTAGTATTAGCTTTACGATTTATTATATCGTCTAAGTTAAAACCTTTGTACATCAAGTAATCAATTGCTAATTTCACATCTACTTCCGCATTAGCATGATCTAAATCTCTTTGTGTATTCCCATCTTGATTTACAGGAGTTGAGATATAGTTAAAAAACTTTGACTTATCTCTTTCAGGTATTGTTACACCTGCAAATTCCTGTGAACCCTTAAGAGTATCTGAGATACCATCCCAAAAATCTCTTTCTTGCTCGAATTGCTTTTGTTGCTCTTCTCGCTGATGTTCATACATCGATTCACGTTGCTGCTCTTGGTACTTTCCTAAAGCTTCCTTAGCTGCAGCCGCTTTTTTAAATAATTTACCAGAATCCTCATAGTCTTCTAATAACTCATTTGTAAATTCTTTATCGTGACCCTTAAGCTCAAAGTAATTTGCTAAAATAGCTCTTTGAGATGCTGTGTCCTTTTCATTTAATTCAAACGTTCCGTAATCCGCTCTAGGATCATGGGCTGACATGAATTGTTGTGACTCTCCACCTTGTAATACGTACTCTAAGTGTTGCTTCACTAATGGGAACTTTTCTAACACTTCATCAATTCTGTCATCTGCCATTTGAGATGCAACATCTTTTGTCATCTGTGTTAAACCTTCAGGAGTATCTTCATACTCTCCTTCAATTTCGTAACCCAATCTTTCTAATACTTCAGAAACTACTGTAGGTTCAGTTTCTTCCCCATCTTCTTCAGTCTCTTCTTTGTATTCTTCTTCCTCATCTTCTTGAGGGTCTTCATTAAGAAATTCTTCTGGAACTTCTTCAGATTCTTCTTCAGATTCTTCTTGAATTTCCTCTGGAACTTCTTCTTCAGTTTCTTCTTTTTCTGGCTCTGCCATGGGTAAATCTAACCCGTCCGTTATTGCGTCTGCAGTATCTCCTGCAACTACATCGTCTATAGTGATGTCGTCTAACGCAATTTCATCGTGTTCTTCACTCATATTGTTTGGTTTTTTATGTTAACAAAAATAGATAATATAACTAATACTTTTACATATTAGGTTATTTTTTAAATTACTATTATTATATAGCACTTTAGTGTCTTCCTTCTTTTCTCCACTTCCTCATAGCCTCTCTTTTATCTTTCCCTTTCTTCCAATTACCTGCTGCAAATCTCTTAGCACCTCTCTCAGTTTTAAAGAAAAAGACCTCATCTCTATCTAAAGCTTGATCATATGTTTGGGGGTCATACCCCTCTTTATTAGTGGTTATCGAGGGAGCTACAGGATAACCTTTATCGGTTTTATCATACCACTTCATTAAATGAGTGGATTTAGATCCTTCTTCTTGCCCTTTCACATAATGCGCATATTCTCTTAAATTTCTAGCCTTTTTCTTTTTCTTTCTAAGGCCACCTTCTTCAAAATCTTTTGTTGAAATAATTTTATTAATTAGTTTTATCCCTGCCTTATCAGCCCAACTAGCATCCTCATTAGCCACAATAAGGTTTAAAAGATCTTCTTTTGATAATCCAGCTTTTTCTCTATAAGATTTTAAAGGCGTTAGATCTAAGTTATTTAAGGGCCCTAATTGGCTATACCAAGGTTTACCTACAAAATCTTGAGAAGCTTCAGTTGCAAACTTTCTTAAATTTTCAAGATCTTCTTCTGGTAAGGATTCAAAACCTTTTATAACTTTATCTTCAGCTTTTGTTCGGGATTTACTATAATTATATTTTTGATGAATGCTTCCCATATTTAATTCTTTTCCTTCGCCCCAGTCTCTTCTATTTCTTCTATATTGCATTCTCTTTAAACCAATGCCTCTCGGGCTACCATGTTTAGCTACATATTCATCAATACTAGGGTATGCTTCAACATTTTTGTTATAATAAGCATCTAAATCTTTATCATGCTGGCTTTTAAAATCTTTAATATAATTTAATAACGTTTTTTTCTTTGCAGGATCACCATCTTCTTTAGTTCCACCTTCATCGTATCTTAATCCACCATCTCTCCAACCTTTTTTGTTGATTGTAGAGGCATTATATTGCTTACCAAATTTCATATCTTTTGTGAGATAATCTAATCTTCCGGAAACATCCCTAAAAGTTTTACTTCCATAAAAATCTTTATATCCTGCATCCTTTATAAACCAGTTGGGCACATCACTGTTACCTCCAAAAGATCCTTTAGTTCTATTTATGTTTCCCCCATAAGGTTGCCACAGTCCTTCAGTTGTTCCTCCAACACCGCTTCCAGATTTACCTGCAAGTCCACTAGACTTATAAAACAATTGAGTTCCATGCTTTCCAAAGTCTGTCTCTACAATATTTCTACCAGATATAGATCCGTGATATTTAAGGTTCTTAGAGGTTAAATTTTGTACTTGAAAATTCGTATCATCCAAAGTCTTACCTAATCCTTTAAATTGTTTTAGTATATCTGAAACGTATTGGCGCTCCATATCAGGAGATACATTTCCATGGTTTGGATTATTTCTAAACGGTGGTTTAGGGGTATTTGGTACTGCTGCCGGTACATTTTTTGCAGACTTAAAAAGCCCTTTTGCACTCTTTATGTATTGAGGAATATTTTTAATATTTCTATATAAACTCACTCCACCTTTAATTAAATCTTTCCAACTACCTGAGGGCATAGGAGCAATTCCGCCTACATATTTAGGAACATATCCTTCCGCATTTGGATCATCTGATTGAAATCGAACTAGGTTAGGATTTTCATCAGTTAAAGTAATCTCATCCATCATCCCTAAATCAATAGGTGCGTCACCTTCCTGCCATTGTGGTACGCCAGGCCCCACTATAGTTGTGGGGGGATGTGGTCCTGGTCCTCCGTGAGAATAACGTCTTAACCCACCGTCACGTTTTACATCTTTATATTTACGTTTACCATTTTTATCTACTGTATAGTAAATACGATCGTATATTTCAAAAGGTTTTCCAAGACTATTAACTTTTTCAGATTTAAAATCATACTTGTCATATATACTAATATATTTTCCTTTTTTATCTTCTCCAGCTCCCATTGTCCAGTTTTCCATTGGATGGAAAGTATCTGTATCTCCAGGATCATCACTAAATGGTAATGAATTAACTCCCATCCCTCTACTCCATGTTCCAGGAGTATCGTCTTCTTCAGCTTTTAATTTATCTAAATCTTTTTCATTTCTAGGTAAATATGTACCTTCTTCTCCTTCACCTCCATATTCAGACATTCTATTTAATAACTTTTGAGGATCCCCATAGTATTCTGAAGCTGAATAATATTTAGCATCAGGATCTTTTGCTGTAGAAGGTTTAAAGCTAGATTCAGGTAAGTCTTCTCCATAATTAGTACCTAAAAATTGATTATACATTCTATAATCAGATCTAAGAACTTTATCTGGATTCATATTATCAGGTAGATTATATAAATCTGGATTAGTTTTTTGATCACGTAAAGGATCATTAGGGTTTACAGGTAACGTCATGTTAGAAGTAGCAGGACGATTATCTGGTCGATCCACATATTGTATACCTTGAGGATCCATAACGGATTTAATAACATGTGGTATAGCTGCAGGTCCTGTTGGATATGGGCCAGGGGATATTTTATTTATTAACCATTTTTTCATATAGTCTAAAGTACCTGAAGTTTTACCCATAGTTACTATATTTTCAACTACTGAACCTATAGGATCCCATTCTCCAGCATCTAATTTATCCTGCATATAATGCTTTTCTCGTGTAATAACATCTACACCATCAAGTCCGGCTGAAGTATTTCTTTTAATTTCTTCATCGTCATGCTCACCACCATGATCATATTTAGTTAAAGGACCAGTAGATCTTCCTCCTGTAGGATTTAATCCCATAGGTGTAGGCTCGTGAGAATTAACTAGAGCTGATTTTTGTTGCTGAATACCTGGTATTTCAGGGGCGGAGGGAGGAGATGCTGGCGCAGGTTCTTGTATAGTATTAGGATCACCACTTTCTGTCTGCTGCGCCGCTTTAGCATTTTCCATTTGGATAGCCTCAGTTACAGTAGTCTGCAACTTTCCAGCAATAGCTTGCCTTATTAGTTCTACTTTACTTTGATTATCCACTTAATTTATTTCGGTTGTTTATCTTTTTTCTTTTCCTTTTCCTTCGCTGCTGCCAGCTTTTTATCTTCATTCTTAGAGTCTTCCTTAATTTTAAAGCGTTCAATTGACTCTTTTGCCTGATTTGACCTAGTTTGCTCATCAGCTTCCCTTTCTTTGATACCAACTTCTTTATTTTTTATATCTATTTCTTTATCTTTAGCAATAGCATCGTTTTCATTTTTACCAGATGTCAAACCTGCTTGAATTTCAGCAACCATAATTTGAGTTTCACGATCTTTTTGTTTATTCATATTCTCATTATCCAACTTAGCTTGCTCCATTTCCATTTGAGCTTGCTGTTGTTGCTGCTCTGCTTGTTGTTGCTGTTGCGATAATTCCTGCATTTGCTGTTCTGCTTTCTTAAGATTAGACTTAATAGTTGCAAAGTTTTTACTATCTAGCATTTCAACTACAGCTGATGCAGGTAATCCATTTTGAATCATAGCTTGAGACATTTGTTTAGCTATTTCTAATTTTTCTGTCTCTTCTCCAGAATCAGTAACCCAAATACCATATTCAGATTCCATGTGCTCCATAGAGGCTACATCTAAAAATTCTGTAGTACCATCAGGCATTACAAATGTAGATTTTTTACCTGAAACCCAAGCCTCTTTAGAATAATCTAATAAAGCTTGTAAATCTCTTTGCTCCATTCGGCCAAATTTACGGAATAAATCTTCTGTAATATGAGATGACTGAATTATAGCCTGCTGAGACGTAGATTTTCCTTCATAGGTACCAATCTGACCTTGACGCTGTCTATTGACACCAGAGAGCTTCTCCCACTCTTCCATAATAGAATTTAGGAGTACAATATACTGCTCAATAGTTTTAATAGACATATCGAGCACAGATTGATGTTGAGGAGATAAGGTCACACCTTCTTTATTATAATCTACCCAAGCAATACCTGTACCCTCTACATAATACATAAATTTATCCATGTCCCATTTCTTTGGAATCATGTTAATATCAAACTGTGCAATAATATCTTTTGAGCGAGCGATAGCGAGCTCGAGCCGATATTTATACACATTATATGTTAACTGGTAAGGTATACCAAGAGAAACTAATGAAATATTAGTACTATTTACATCTGAGTATCGTCTACCATTAATTGGTAATTTACATGTTGATGGATTATCTAAAGATGCACGTTGATTAGGTATAGGATTTACATCTACATAAATTCTACCATCAATTTTATGTCCACCCCAAACTTCATTAACCCATAACCATTCTAATTTACCTCCAGCTTCTTTAAGTTCTCTAGGCATTTTAAATCCATCTTCTACCTCTAACTCTTCTACCTGCCCAGTTGTTGGATCCATATATGTTACAAATCCTACACGTTTTCTAGACTTCCAATATACCGTTATAACTTCAATTAATCTATTATTAAATTGATTAGCATTTGGGCCTGTAGATCCTACGGCTAACCACGGTATATGAGAGTCTCCCATACCATGAGGCTCTTCTAAACTAAGCATTTCTTCGTCAGATAACTCTTCATGGAAATGATCTACAAGAGTAGATGCATGCACAAATTTTCTAATAATTGCCCAGTCCCCATCTTCCACAAAATCTAAATCTGGATCAAGATCATAATCTATATCTACTGGATTTAATATTTCATAGAAAGGATCTCCATTTCGTACTCCGCGATGCGTATATACTTCGCCTGATACTAAGTAGTGGAACCAACCTTTATCAAGTTTATCTTTAACTTCTTGGGTAGCCATTATATAATTTAATGACGCCTGCCCCATTATAGCTCTATTATCTACGTATGTATTATTGAATAGTTCTTCAATTTGCTCTGGCATTTCAACTTCCTTAGAGTCTACCCCTAAATCCATACCAGCCTCTTGCGCTCTATTAGCAAAATGTTGTTGAAGATTTCTATAAATAGCTTCGTTTTTAGCTTCTTCTTTACGAGTTACAGCATTCCCATTAAGCACACTAACAGTAAAGTTTAGTGGTCGTTTTGCTTTTTCTCCTAACAATAAATCTATAATAGGCTTAATAATAGGGAAATTCCTTAATTTAGAAGGAAAGTTTTTACGTGTTTTCCCATAAGGCTTAAGTAATTGCGCATAATCATTGTCGTCTATAACTCCATTATAGAAGTCATATAACCGTGTTAATTCATCTCTTCTAGAAGATAATGAAGCAGTATTAGAAGATAAATCTATATATCCATCCACACAATCCTCGCGCCACTTCTTATTTTTTTGTTTAATAGGAAGTTTTTGTCTTGGTAAATTATCGTAGCTCATAATCGAACAAATTTAAGGAAATTTAATAGCACTTTAAAATTAATATAAAATTTTTCTTTATATTTATAAATATGCCACTAATAATAATTGGAATCGAACCAATCGTCTGCAGCTCTATCCTCTAAAACATCTTTAACCTCTGCATTATAAAGTTCTCTAGTATGGTACATTCCTATCATTAACGCCATTACGCGGTCAAAATTTCCTTTGTGATTAAATTTTATTAACTCTTGAAGTAAAGCTAAATCATAAATCTTATGCAGATTCAATGTAGTTTTACCATTTTCATCTTTAGATCTTGGTGTAATTAACCAATCTCTTATATATATTTCCCCTTGTTGCTTACGTTGTTCAGTCATATGCATCCCGTATTGACGTCTAACAGTCTTAGATTGCAGATTCTTTTTATCTAACATTTCAAATTCAACTTGAAGTTTATGTAATTTTCTATACCTCTTAGCATAAGCAATTATTTCTCCACGATCATTCTCAAATCCAATCTTACATCCATAATACTCAGCAAGCATAAATAAGTTTCTATTGTATTCATCTGAAGTGTTAGGACGCCCTATATAACTGGCGACAACCATATCATCTGGTCTAGATATATTATTAGGTCGTTTAATTACATATGCAGCCCCTAATGAAGTGCTATCTGCTGATTGATTTTGGCCATACGGGTCATGACAGATAACATACATGTTTACAGGCACTTGTTGACTAGCATTTTTATATGGAGATTCATATATAACTACTCCACCTGTGTTATCATCTTCACGTCTATGCGGATAGCGTAAAATTTGTTTTAAATCACCATCCATTCTAAACTTTACATTATTATCTTTATCGTGATATAATCTACCTACTGTCCCCAAAGAATGTAACCCTTTGGACTTCACATAGTTATATTGTTCTTGTAAAGACGCCACATCAAATAAATTTGCTGTAACTTGAAGAGTAGCTTCTTGTGGAGAGAATGGATGCTCTGCTATATACTGATCTAATGATTTAGCATCTGCAGCACCTTTCTTTTTATCCCGCATATGCTTCTCATGAGCAATAGCTTTTTCTTTTGTTGAATTACCTTGTTTATCTATGAACCCATCTAAGTTAGTATAAATAGGCACAAAGTACCCACATTTAGTTCCCATAGACCCTTCATCCCATATATTAGTGTAATCCATACAATCATATGCTGCAGGGTTATAAAATATCTCCTCCATAGCCTCAAAGTCAGCACCTTCCGTACCGCCTGTACCAAATGCAATCATAAGCCCTAATGTTTTAGCACCTTGACGCATTGTAGGCATAGTTACCTCCCAAGCTTTTAACAATCCGGGAAAGGATCCGGCTTCCTCAAAGAATACGAGTTCACCGGCCTTCCCCCTCACCTTGTCGGGATTGTCTTTAAGAGATACGCCCATTATTTGGGACTTCATCCCTAATTCTATTTCAATACCATTAATTTTCTTCTTATATCCAGACATTTTACTCATCTCTCTGTCTCTTAGACGAGGTTGAGCCCACGCTGTGTTATCATCTATAAAAGATAAGAATTCCCAAGCTTTAGATAAGAGTCCATCACCAATAAGATATTCTTTTTGCCCTGCAAATACAAAGTTCTTTGAATTTTTTACAAAGAAGTAGTTACGAGCAAGCATTGAGCCTGCTTTATAAGAATACCCTTTACGACGAGCCTTAAGTACAACCATGTGGCGGTTAGTCTTTCTAGCTTCATCAATCTCCATAAAATAATGGTGATCCCCATCGTAAAACGAAGGGAATGTTCTTTCACGTCTGGATTGTATTGTACCGTCTGGTAGTTCTTCATCTACTGCTCTATCAATTGGGCAATAGTTTAAGTAAAAGTAGTGGAATCCAGTTACGTAGAGGGCATCTTCGGTGCCCTCATCAGCAGTATACCCATACATGCAACGCTCTTTTTCTTCATCCCAATATTCATAATACTCACGAGTACCTGCAAGGGCGTTAGTATAATATCCATACTTTTCAAAATGAACTGCTGCGGGTCTTATTCTATTTATATTCTTAAACTTTGACACCCTTCTGTTTTATCCTTAATAATACTTGACATTTCTCATACTCCTCTAAGCTTTCAAAGTGTTCAATTAAAAAGTCTAAAGTCTCTGGGTCTCTACCTGTCTCTGTTTCAGGATTAAAAGGTAAAATATAATTTTTAACTCCTGCCACTGATAAATCAGTTACAAGTGTGTCTAAGGTTACTTTACCAGTTATAAAATCATAAGCGTTGTCCATTGCGGTATTAAATTCTTCTATATCTTCTAAAAAATCCATATTACATACTGTATTTATTAACCTCTACTCCACCTCTGTTTGGATTACTAGCTTGCTCTTCCTTTTTCACTATCTCTTCTAGTCTAGCAAGACCATCAACGACTTTTCCCATCTTCTCTAGGTTACCGATTAAATCTTTAGCTGTATATATTGGTTTTCCTCTATCATCTAATTCCGTTAAGTCAACTGTTCTAAAATACTTTTCTAGTTTAGTTACAGACTCTGTAGCTGCTTTTAGTAATTTAACTGCCGAAGTTTCAATGAGTTCTGCATATTTTTTACAAGCAACTAATACTCTATTTGAAGGTTCCCATTTTTTCTCTTCTCCAAATATACTATTTTTTACTTCAATTTCACGTT